AAATTTAAAGTGTTATTCTTGTGGTAAACTTATAAAAAGACCTGTAAAAGAAAAACGAGAAGTTAACCCACCGATCAAAAGATATTGGATGAAATGAGTAAAAAAGTAGAAGAATACAAAGCATTAATTACAAAACAGTTTGATGAACTAGAAGCTATGATGAATAAACAAATGCATCTTACAGATCCTCAAACAGTAGAAGAAAAAATGTATTCAATAAATTACAAGTGGCATTTCATATCTGAAGAAGATAGAGACTTCTATCAAGGATGTAGACACGCTCTTGACAACGGACTTAAGTGGTGAGCGGAGGAGTCTACAACCAAACATACTTCAATAACAGACCTGAGGAAAAAGAAAGAGAGGGTGTGTTATATGGAGTTATTTTAGTAAACACAAAAACCTTTGAGCGTGAGTGCATCAAAGTCGGTATCGCTAGTGGTAAAGACTGGCGGCACGTAATCAAAAGAAGTCGTGGTTTTAAAGGGTATGAGTTGCGTATTCAACGAACCTATCACGATACAATCTATAACTGTTGGAAATACGAACAACAGCTACACGAGAAGTTCAAACACGAAAGTTATAAACCAAAACAAAAGTTTGGTGGGCATACGGAGTGTTTCGAAATTTCTTCCCTTATTTTATCCCACTTTCCGAAAAAAAGTTCTTGACTTTTCCTCTCTCGTTTGATATAATATATTCATATTTAGGAGAAAGAGAAACTTTGAGACAGATAGTACCGCCAACAAATTGTCCAGCATGCAACAGCATATTGGATTTTGTGAACGATCAGTTATTCTGTTTGAATGATTCTTGCTCAGCTAAATCTGCAAAGCGTATTGAACACTTTGCAAAAACTTTGAAAATCAAAGGACTCGGTCCTGCAACTATTGCTAGACTTGATCTATTTGATTTGCATGATATTTATTCTTTATCCCAAGAAGAAATATCATTATGCTTGGATTCAGAGAAACTTGGTACGAAACTACACAACGAGATACAGAAATCAAAGAGTGTCGACCTTATAACTCTATTACCAGCTTTTTCGATACCGCTGATTGGCTCAAGTGCCACTAATAAATTAGCACAACACATCTCATCATTAAGTGAGATAACCCCAGAGATATGTATAGAGGCAGGTCTGGGTCCGAAAGCGGCGTCGAATCTTATGGACTGGTTAGTAAACACTTTCCACTTTCAAGGATATTATAACCTTCCCTTCTCTTTTACTTGCAAAAAGCAGGCAAAAGTCAGTCTTGACGACACTAAGGGAACAGTTTGCATTAGTGGTAAGTTGAAATCTTACCCTACTAAAGCAGCCGCTACTCAAGTATTAGAAAAGTATGGCTTCATTGTTAAGAGTTCCTTAACAAAGGATGTAACGATCTTACTCAATGAAAGTGGAATTGAAAGTGCAAAAACTAAAAAAGCAGAAGAACTTGGGATAAAAATATTTAACAACCTAAAACAAATTATAGAGGAAAAATAATCATGGCATTACCTAAATGGACAGACGAAAGAACTCAACAGTTAACAGACTTTGTTGGTTCTGAAAGCCCTATATCTCAATCAACAGTTGCTAACGCAGCTGATGAGTTAGAAACATCTACAAGATCAGTTTCTAGCAAATTGAGAAAAATGGGATTTGATGTTGAATTAGCTTCAGCATCTGCTTCTAAGTCTTTCTCAGACGAGCAAGAAGCAACTTTACAAGCCTTTGTTACTGACAACAGTGGCTCTTACACATATGCAGAAATTGCATCTCACTTCGAAGGCGGAAACTTCTCTGCTAAATCAATTCAAGGAAAAATCTTATCAATGGAATTAACTTCTCATGTTAAGCCTGCTCCTAAAGTTGAAACAGTTAGAACTTACACTCCTGAAGAAGAAGGCACATTTGTATCAATGGTTAACGATGGTTCTTTCGTAGAAGAAATCGCTGACGCACTTGGCAAATCTGTAAACTCAATCAGAGGAAAAGCTCTATCACTATTAAGAAGTGGAGAAATCAACGCTATTCCAAAGCAAAAAGAAACTAAAGGATCAAGCAAAGCTGATGTCCTTGCTGACGTAGATGTTGCTAACCATACTGTTGAAGAAATTGCTGATCAAATCGGCAAAACAGTTCGTGGTGTAAAAACTATGTTAACAAGACGTGGACTACAATGTTCAGACTATAACGGCGCAGCTAAAAAAGATATTGGTTAATTACTAAGTCTTTTGATTAGTTCAAGGCAGGGGTTCGCCCCTGCCCGTTTTTTAGTAGTACTTTGGGAGAGGTCAAGTGAATATAGCGTCAGCGCTTTTAAAACAAATTATAGTTCAGAAAGATTTAGACACATGGTCTAAGTTAAAAGAACATTACCTACCTGGCGAGTATCAGTCGATATTTCGCATCCTTGATAAACACATAGACAATTATCAAGACCTCCCACAATTCGAAGATCTCCAATATGAAGTACGAGATCGACAACTCCAAGAAAAGATATTCGCAATCGAGTCCATAGATGTCGAGGTGGACGCGTGGCTTTTGCTTGACTATTTAAAAAATGAATACGCACAAGTAGAAATCTTAGATGAACTCGATACTTACATAGACAACACAGTCGCAATGGCTAGTGCAGAAGAAAATATAGAACAACTACAAGAAATAGTTTTAAGGGTAAGTGACAAGGTAGATGTCAAACCACCCGAAGAAAGTATGCAGAGCATATCTTTGTTTGAAGATGACAAAGAACTAGCGAAGTATTTACCCTTAGGACTCAACAGTGAGTATGACTCGCAGATTAAGTTCTCTCCCAAAGACTTAGTGCTTGTGGGCGGACGACGAGGTTCAGGAAAGTCTTTGACTTGTTGTAATCTAGCATCCAATGTGTATGAAGGTGGGCGTAGTGCCTTGTACTTCACCATTGAGATGGATAGTAGATCAATACTTCAGAGAATATGTTCTATTGCTACCAAGATACCATTTTCCAGATTAAGAAACAAAATGCTTTCTGCTCAAGAATGGAATATGGTCGGTGGTTGGTGGGCAGGTCGTTTTGATGGCGGACATGAATTATTGCCAGAGTTTCAAAAAACTCATGACTTTGAATCATTCCACAAAGCCTTAACAAAACTTCCTTTACATAAAGAGAGACAGTTAGATGTTATTTATGATCCAGCCCTTACACTTTCTAAGATTCAGTCTGAATTAGATAAGAAAGTAAACCAACTAGATGTAGGAGTAGTAATAGTAGACTATCTAAACCAAGTTCGTCGCCACAATGCACCAAGTCGCTCAGGTCAATATGACTGGACAGAACAGATAGAAGTCAGTAAGAAAATGAAATTATATGCACAAGAATATGAAACGCTTGTCTTTGCACCATATCAGACGGATGCAAGTGGAGAAGCTAGGTTTGCAAAAGGTATTCTTGATGCAGCAGATGCTGCCTATGCCTTAGAGACATGGGAGCAACAGGATGAGTGTATGACATTTAATTGTGTCAAAATGAGAAGTAATCGTATGGAAAGTTTTACAAGCACAGTCGACTGGGAAACCTTGAAGATTGGACCTCAGTCAGCAATCAATCCTAAAGAAAGAGAATCAATTAAAGATAATATGGCAACAGGAGAAAACGTAGACGACATATGATATTATACACAGAACAACAACTTTTAATCGCATACACTAGACATGTAAGAGGATTAATGGATTCACCAGTAAAAGTGATGACACCAACAATCGAGGAGTTCAGAGTAATTTATGAATCAGAACTCGAAGAACAACTATGGGACGAAATAAATGACTAAAACAGAGAAAGCAGCACTACAAGAATCAGTAGTTCAAGTAGGCGTTGCATTAGCAATTAACTTTCCGTTACAAACAATTATGTTATGGTTAATGATAGAAAGATGGCACTGGGAAAGTGCATTTCTTATATCTTTAACTACTACTTTTATAATGACAGTAGTAGCATTAATTAGAACATACATGATTCGTATGGAAATAGAAAAAAGACGCAGGCACGGTTTATGGAGAAAGGTACGAAACAGTGGCGGCAGATAGAATTAGTAAAGAAACGGCAGAGTTAATAGCTCTGCCTCCTTTCGATATAGAGACACGATCAGTAAAGTTTTTATTGAATCAACCAACTGTGCGTGATAACATACACAAAGTACCTGTGAATGAACCTCTTATGGAAAGTTTAATAGAGCATGGAATGAAATCCCCAATATTAACCATGCCTAGTTATTATCCGATTGCAGGAAGTCAAAGACTAAGAGCAATGCTAGAGATATGTCATAAACACCCAGACGGTTGGATGTTTAAAACAATGAATGTAGAAGTATACAAATTTCAAAAAGAATGGTGGAATATGTTTTACTTATGGGGAGATAAAGAATTTAGAAACAAAGCCATAGCAATATGGTTTCAAATGGTAGAACTTGCTTGGAAAAGTAAGTATTACGAACACAAAGAAGATCCAAGTGGTAAGAAGATGACAGACTTTGAGGAACTTGGAGATCAATTAAAAGGATGGAAACACAAGAAACTATGAAAGAATTTTTAGAACATTTCTTTTACGCATTATCAATGGCTGGACTATTGTTTTGTGTTGCTTTTGCATTAGGTTTAGTAATTAGCATATTTACATTATGACAGTAGAAGAACTACTACAAGAACGAAAGATACAGTATAAGTTATCTCCAGCAGATGCTGTTGTTGCGTGTTTAAATCCTGAGCATGACGACAGTAATCCAAGTATGAGAATTGATAGAATTACTGGAGTATTCAACTGTTTTTCGTGTGGCTTTAAGGGCAACTTGTTTAATCACTTTGATGCCCCTTCGAATCCA